CCGCCGTTGGCCTTCACCCACTCCTTTGCAAAGTCCCATTCCTTTGACATTTTGGAGAAAGAAACGCCCTTGTCGCCGGTGTTGTAGGTTTTCCCGTTTATTGTGAAATTTCCGCTCACCTTGCGCACTCTGCTGATGTAGTGGCTCCGTTTTCGCTGGTAATACTTCGTTGCATCGATAAACTTCTCGCCGCGCTCTCTTGCGGCAAGCCGAAGCCGGGCATATGTGGAATCGCCTATCATCTCGGCCTCAATGGCCTGAACTCTTTCGATGACCAGATCGCGCTCGCTCTCGTAGGACTTCTTTGTCCATACGTCTTGGTAATGCCCCTTGCCTGTCGAAACGGTCACGATGCAGGTACAGTTCTGATGCCTCCGGAATACGTCCTCCGGATATTCCCCGGCCGAATAGTCCCATGTCCCGATGAGGCTGTCGCACCAGTCGCAGCATCTTCCGATGGATTTTCTGGTAATAACGCTCCTTGCGCCGCTCAGCCCGGCGCCCCGCGCATTGTCCTCGACAAAGCTGTCGTAAAACCCCGAAGAGATATTTTCGATAGCAGAGCGCACAAAAGAGAGGTAATCACTGACCATCCGCTTCTTCCTCCGCGTAAACCTCCACGATCTTGTCGATCAGATCCTTCACGCGGTTTTCCGGCCATGGCCCGCGCATCGGCTTGAGTCCGATTCCGTTCCTTTTGTTTTCCGCCGCCAGC